CTTTACGGTGGTGTTGGTTTATTACTGATTTTATTAGTCCGAACATGACAATTCTCCTTTTGAACACCTATTACTTAGTATCCAAAAGGTTGTATTTTTAGTGTCAAAAAAGAGAATTACCTTTGCGTATAATGCAAAGAACTTCTATAAAAAGATCGTAAGAAGTGAAATTCCACACATCATTATAAGGAATACCAAAGCACTCAAAGTCCTTAAGGTTGTGCAACACGTATCTTCCTTTACGATTAAACTTCATAAAGAGAAGATTGACATCACCTTCGTCTGCTACATCAAGGAGTTGATCGATCCACTGATCAAGTTGTGGTATCTTTGTGTTGTGGAAAAGTCTGTGAAACGGAAAGTCTTTGTATGATTTACATTCTACGTTCCAATTTGAATATGAAGGTCCGGGAATAATATCTCCCTTGAACGTTCTAATCTGACCTTCATGAAGAATCTCTTTCTTCTTAGAATTAGAACCACCAATAAATGCACCAGAGTAAGGGACACGAATGAACGTCTCCCCCAATCTGCTTGTCAAATCGTTTGCTATCTCTCTTTCAAAAGAGGATCCTTTTCTTTTTGAAGCTGAACCACCACTAGACATAAATTGGACAACCAAGTCCCTCTAGTAGTCCCGGTGTCGTAATTCCAAGAACGTTCTTGTCATTCTCACCACCCCAAACACCTCTAGGTCCATCAACATCTTCAGAAACATCATTCATTGTACTTTTTCTAGACCAACAAATGACTGGATAAGGATCCGCAGCAACAATTGGAACTTTAGACTCATTGTTCATGAACAAGTAATGATCAATGCCGTAAACCAATCCAACATCTTCAAGATGCTTAATCATACCCTCTGCTGTCTCTGGTGTGATGGCATAAGCGTGTGTCCCGATAGCTTGCTGGATTTGAATGAGTCTTCTCACTCTTGATCTAGGAACATATGTCTTAGTATCTCTCATTCTTGGACCGAGAAATACTAGATAGTTATCAGGAACCTCAAAGTTCCTGAAGTTTCTCATAACATACGCATCATGCTCAAGAATTGCACACGGCTTACCAATCTCAATAACACGTCTAAATGCTTTGATATGACTTGCAGTGCAGCAAACATTACCCATCTCTAAACATTCTTTATGTTCAGTAACGGTATTACTGAGCATTTCAGACATTTCCCAATCAACCTTCATCCCTACAGATGCAGCAGCATCTTCTGGACCAAGATTTTCAACAGCCTTTAGATACTCGGATTCCATGTTACACCGTTCTACAGAGTCAGCGCAGACTTTAGCATACTCTTGGCTACGCTGACTCCCTTCACGGCGAATGATTAAACATTTCTCAACTATCATTCTTTTTCATTACAAATGAAGTTGGCTTCCCCCAAACCTCATTAGTCTTCACCTTTTTAAATGGTTTACTTTTCTCTGTTGTTGGAATGGAGATAGAAGGATTTTTATTCTTTCTCCATTTCTGAACTTTACCAATAAGCTTTCTAAAATCTTTTGAGATGTTAGAGTTAAGACTCAGATCCATTTTCTTCCCTTATAAATAAACGTGTAGACCACGGAATTGCCGTTCCTGCCTACTCTAGAAACATATACTACAATCGGAGATTTCCAGCAATGATTATTTATCACATGCATCATGTTATACCCAAACATATGGGTGGTAGCAATGAAAAATCAAATCTAATAAAACTTACTGTTCAAGAACACGCAGAAGCACACCGTAAATTATGGGAAGAACACAACAAGCAAGAAGACTACATTGCTTGGAAAGCTCTTTCCGGTCAAATGTCAATGGACCAAGCAAAGATCGAAGCTCGTAAAATAGGCCAAAAAAGAGGTACTGAAGTTGCTGCTACACGTCCAAATGTCGGTGGACATGCTCTTAGAGACCAACAAAAAGGAATACACGACCCAAACAAAAAATACTTAAAATCAAAAGGTGGTAAAGTAACAGCCGAAAGAGGTCATATTAAAAAATTTACAAAAGCTTCTAAATGGATGACAAACGGTAAGGATGATACTAGAGCATTGCAAGAAAAACAGGAACAACTTTTAAAAGAAGGCTGGGTGTTTGGAAGAACGTTTTCACCAAACAAAGGAAAACCCAGCCCCCTCAAAGGAACTAAAAGATCTTAAAGTATTTCGCAGCCAGAAGACGAACTACACGCAAGCTCCTGTGACCCTACTGTATGATCTTCCTTCTCATATTCAGAAAGTTTGGACCAGTCAATATCTTTAGGCATCCTACTTAGCAACTCTTCATATTCTTCTTCGGAACAATCTTGATACGGACTTTGCTTATACACAAAATCAGAGAACGGAAGGAAAGAAACACCGGACATGGTGTCAAAGTTTTCATAAACCCAAGCACCAACTTCCAGCCACTCATGTTCTTTAACAGAAATGGTCACAGAAGGCTTATGCTCACACCAATGTTCCTGATACGTTTTCCAAAGTTCCAACTGTTCAATTGCAGTCATATCTGTTCTGAAAACGGAATCAGCACTACACTTGATAGGGAACGAGAAGACAGCCGTAGAATCTGGTTTTGTTACGTCATCTTCTACAGGAAACCCTGCCTCAACCATCATCTTTGTCAGCGGGTCTTTCTTGTCACCACGTACTGTACGAATGTAATAAGGATTATGACGGGCATGAATACCAGATGCAGAATCAACCAACTGAGACACAGTACCAGAAGGTTTAACGCAAGTAATAGCAGCAGACTGATTGATTCCAATATCACCTGCATACCTTTCATTGACCGAGACAGCAACTTCTTTAAGACCTTCAAGCAATTCTCCTAAGTTATCGTTCTTATGAGTCATCAAAGGATTATCCATAATCCCTGTCAGAGAAACACCGAGAAGTCTTTCCTCTTCACAGTTTTTCTTCCACTCTTTCGAAATGTATTTAAAGTTCGTCAAAGTGGACTGGAAAGTGCCAAGGATTGTTGCCAAACGAACTTTTCCAGAAAGAGACCATTCGTCGTCATCTGGTCTTACAACAACTTCAGAAAGATTACAAAATTCTCTTGATCGTAAAATTATCTCCGAACATGGATTTGTTCCGAATTCATAATTCGGATCTCTACGGCCATTCTTTTCAACAATCTTCTTAGCAGCCTGTCTACTAAAGATACCACGTTCACCAGACTTAGAATCGTAAAGAGACTTCCATTCGTCCATGAAAATACCGATGTCTGGCTTTTCCCTATAAGCAGCAGAGTTATTAGCCAAAGCTCTTTGAAGATCGTGCTTATACCATTCACCGGACTTAGCAGCCCTCATACGGTCATCAAAAAGATCAGACAGGGAAATCAGTGCAGATCTTCTTACACCGCCTACAACGACAATCTCAGCAATCTTACACATGATGTCGTGACACTCTAGTGTAGTAAGTTTTCTACCAGCAGCATGTCTAAAGATATGAACACAGAAGTTAAACAAATCTTCTAAAGGTTCTGGACCGGAAGCACGGCCACCAAAAGTTTTAAGAGGCGCACCTGCTGGTCTTACTTTCGACATATCCCACTTTGGAATCTGGCCGACATACAACATACCAACAAGTTCTTTAAGAGCTTTTGCCCAACCTAACTTGGAGTCAGCAACAACAATGGTTGTATCTGTATCATTAAACTCATCTGCCACCACACCAAGCTTATTTGTAAAGTCTTCTTCTACGGAGAAACCTACGCCTGTACCATTCATCAGAATGTACATAGCTTCATCAAAAGAAACAGCTTTGTCGATAGACAAGAAAGCGCAGTTATAACCTGCAATGTTATCTTTTCTAAGAGCCTCACCTGCAGTCATCATAGCTCTCATCGAAGGCATCACATCCAGACTCAAAACAGCTTGTTCAAGCTCATCACGAAGATCTTTTTTTAAAGTATATCCGTTGTTTTCTTTAAGATGTTGCTCAAAGAAATCAAAATATCGAGCTACAGTTTCTTCCCAAGTTTCTCTACGGTTCTCATCATAAAGCCATCTGGAATAACGGGACAGGTGAATATACTGCTGATACAGAGTAGGCAGGTGATTGCTCATCTAAGAGGCTCCTATTTTACTTTAGTTTGTTGATATAGATTGTGGGGTCATTTGTTTCCATTGTCTCACCATCCTCAATCAAAACAACATCACCTTCGGTGATCTGAAGCGTATCAGCTATATATTTGATTGTCTCAGGTCTAAATGCAATCAAAATTTGACCGCCTTCTTCTACTACCATACCCACATGCTTCTTTAGATTTTCTTCCACTTTGTAAACTCCAGTTTGGCCTTTAACCCTGAGAAGGTTTGGCTTTTGATTATAAACTTCAGGTCATTGCTGTCAATTCCGGCAAGGATCATATCGTTCATATCTTTTTCCTCGATATAATCAGGCCAAATGACAACCTTTTTATCCTCAGAAATGCACCTCTCAATCTTCTTAACAATCTCCGGACTCCGAGGTTCATTATCGTAGATAAAGACAGCATTTGAGTTGGTGGAATATTTAGAGGAAGTGTCCGAGCCAGCCATTGCTATACAGTTAGGAATAAAGAGTGAGTCAATTGGTCCTTCACAGATGTAAAAAGTCCTATTGGTATTCAGTCTCTCTAAACCAAAGATTTTATCATGATCTTTGAATTTTACCGTAATATACCGTATCTTTGAGTCCGGTTTAAGAGATCTTCCTTGTACTGCAAAGACATAGCCATTCTCATCGAAAAAAGGTATAACCAACCTACCTTC